GATAATACACAAATCTCATCAAGTTTTTCATTTACTGGTGGTGGTCAATTAAATAGAATTATTAACACCCGATTCTCATCTGTAATAGGAGGAACTAAAAATCAAATATCCGCCTCATATACACGCGACGTGTGTAGTGCAATAATTGGAGGGGGTTGTGAAAACATAATATCGGGAAGTGATTTCTCCTTTATAGGAGGTGGTTATTTAAATATGATTGACTCTGGAAGTTGTAATACAATATCAGGAGGTAATAGCAACAGGATAGCAGGTGGTGGTAGTAGTGCGACTAACTGTACTTCTAATTTTATAGGTGGTGGTGGAAACAACTGTATTCTTAGATCACAATTTTCAACCATAGTATCTGGTTTTGGCAATTGTCTTAGTACCCAGGAGTATTCCTTTATAGGTGGTGGTTTACATAACACGTCATCAGGTAGAGGGTGTCAGTTTATAGGTGGTGGGGAATTAAATAAACTTACTGGAGGTTGCCATAGTGTTATTGTTGGTGGTTGTTTAAATGAAATAAAAAGTACTTCAGATCATTATTCTAGTATAGTAGGTGGAGTAAATAATCAAATAAATATTTTAACAAAACATGGCTTTATAGGTGGTGGAGTAAATAACTGCCTCAGTTCAGGTTCCTGTTCTACAGTTGTTGGAGGGGCAGATAATTGTATAACAAACAGTGAACATTCAGCCATATTAGCTGGGTTCGAAAATAACATAACCGGGGATCAACGGGGTTCTAGTATAATATTAGGTGGTAAATGTAATATCATATCTGGTAATGGTAGTTGTGGTTCATTCATAGGAGCAGGTAGGTTTAATTGCGTAACTAAAGGAGATAGTGGTATTATTGCGGGTAGTAATAATCGTGTAAATCATTCGTGTACTTTTATAATAGGTAATGCTATAACATCATCTGTTGGCAATACTACTTATATGAACAATGCTACTGTATGTCAGCATTTACAAGTAGGTGCACTTGTTACAATGAATACAACAGCTGGAAGGATTGATGCTACTAATGATGTTGTAGCTTTTGCTACATCAGATAAAAGATTAAAAGAAAACATCCTACCTATCCCATGGGCTGTAGAAAAAGTAAGTAGAATAAGTGGTAATACATTTGATTGGAAAGAATTATCAACAGAAGAAGTAAAAACAATTCACGGAAATGTAGGTAAAGATGTAGGTGTAATAGCACAAGAAATTGAAGACGTATTACCAGAAGCAGTTACTACGAGAGAAAATGGGTACAAAGCTGTTAATTATGAAAAAATTATTCCATTATTAATAGAAGCAATTAAAGATCAACAAAGACAAATAGACGAACTTAAAAGAAAAATATAATGGGATTACCATCATCAGGAACACTAAGTATAAATGATATTAGACTAGAACTAGGAGCATCTGCTACAAATCAATCTTTGGGCGCTTTTAGCGACACTGCTGGATTTGCAGCCCCCGATGCAGTATCTGACTTTTATGGCTTTTCAGCATTAACTGCCTTCTATGTAACCAATACTAATGCTAGAAATGCAACAGCAGCGTGTAACCTTGGTATTTCTACTGTAAACCAATTAAAATACCATGATGGTAGTGGAGTAGTCCCTTTTCCTGGAGATACTATATACAACGATTCAGCAGGAACTTCACCTTATAGTTGGGTTGCTTTTGTTGGTCAAGATCAAAATAGTGGTGCAGGCCCAGCAAGCTCCATAAATATGTCATTTTCAAATACTGGTGAAGTAAGTACAATAACTGTTTGTATTTTCTAAATAACTATATATGTAGGTTGTTGTTAACAATATCTTAATATTTATAACAAAATAAGTTATATTTAATTAAAAATAGACATATGAGTTGGACTTACAAAGACAATGAAATGGTCGATATCACTCAATTCCCAGAAAATACATACGGATTTGTATACATTTGCAAACACATACCTTCTGGGAAATCATATATCGGAAAAAAAATACTACAATTTACTAAAAAAGTTAAATTAGGGAAAAAAGAACTAGCAGCCTTAGCTGGAATAGTTGGACGTCGCCCTTCATATAAATTATCAGTTAAAGAATCGGATTGGAAAAACTATTATGGTTCCCAAAAAGATATTAAACAACTTCTCTTAGAAGGTAAAAAAGATGAATTTGAACGTACTATACTAAAATGTGTACCAACAAAGAAATCACTTACATATTTTGAAATTAAATACCAGATGATATATCAGGTATTAGAAAAACCAGATGAATTCTTTAATGATAACATCTTAGGTAAATTCTTTACAAAAGACTTAAATGATATTTCTTTTGAAGATTTCGTGGACGAACATAAATAAATTCGTATATTACCATTTATGGTAAACCAGTTATTAGTTACATTAGTTAATTCGGTATTAGGTTCGGGCAAGGCAACTGCTCGAAACAACTATGCCTATAGCTGTCCATTATGTCATCACCACAAACCTAAATTAGAAGTTAATTTAACCGAGAATCGCGAAGGCAAAAATCCTTGGCATTGTTGGGCTTGTGATGCTAGAGGTACTACAATTTATAATTTATTTAAACAAGTTAAGGCAGCAGCAGATAAGTTTGTTGAATTGGGTAGTTTAGTTAAATCATCAAAATCCATTAAGGAAACACAAGTCGTATCTAGCGTTGCGCTACCAACTGAGTTTATTGGCCTAGATAACGTTGATTTAAGCGGTATTATGGCTAGACACGCTACTGCGTACCTAAATAATAGGCATGTGAGTAAACACGATATAATCAAATATAATATAGGTTATTGTAAGGAAGGATTATATAAAAATATGATCATAATTCCAACATATGATGCAGATGGTAGGTTAAATTACTTTACAGCTCGCTCATTTGAAAAAGACCCATACATTAAATACAGAAACCCATCAGCAAGTAGAGATATAATACCTAATGAACATTTAATTAACTGGAATGTACCAGTAATTTTATGTGAGGGGTTATTTGATGCTATTGCTATAAAAAGAAACGCAATACCACTATTAGGGAAAAGTATACAGAGTAGTTTAATGAAAAAAATAGTTACATCTGTAGTAGATAAAATTTATATTGCATTAGATAGGGATGCAATCAAACAAGCTTTAAAATTCTGCGAAAAATTAATGGCAGAAGGTAAAGAAGTCTATCTTGTAGATTTACAAGATAAGGACCCGAGTGAAATGGGTTTCGAAAATTTTACAAAATTAATACAAAACACGACTCCGTTAACCTATTATAACTTAATGGAGCAAAAATTAGCTATATGATCAAAAAATCATACAAAAGGTTACTAGAGATTTCGGATGACTATCAACAAGTTACAATGCCAGATTCTAGGTATTATAGACGAAATGGTAAATATTATCCATCTATCACTCATGTTTTAAGTACTTATCCAAAAGGTAAATATTTTGAAGACTGGCTTAAAAAAGTAGGACATGCTTCTGAGCATATTGTTAAGAAAGCAGCAGCAGAAGGTACACAAGTACACGAAATGATCGAAGATTGGTTAAATGGTAAAGAAATTACATTTCTGTATCCTGATGGCAATCCAAAAATGCCTGCCCACGTTTGGCAAATGTTTTTAAGATTTGTGGATTTCTGGGAAACATACAATCCCGTATTAGTAGAAGCAGAAGTACACCTATTTTCAGATAAACTACAAGTTGCAGGAACGTGTGATTTAGTATGTGAATTAGAATTTAATGGAAAAACCGAACGTTGGATTATAGATTTTAAGACATCTAATCATCTACAGACAACATATGACTTACAAGGAGCGCTATATGCTCAATGTTATGAAGAGTGTTATGGTATGAAAGTAGATAGAGTAGGAGTTTTATGGTTAAAATCTAAATCGAGAGGTGAAGATAAAGCCGGAAAACGTTTAAAAGGTAAAAATTGGGAAGTATATGAGTCACCTCGTACACAAGAAAAAAATCTAGAAATTTTTAGTCACGTAAGAGCATTATTTGATATAGAAAACCCTAAATTAACTCCATACACTTCTACATTTCAAACAACATCAAAGAGAAAAGTGTAATATTTATAAACAAAATGCCTAATCCCATTAAATTTAATACAGAAGCAGATCCCAATTCTTTAAGAATTGGAAATCTTAATATTGGTGCTAATAATGTACCCAAGGGTCCTACTTCTACTACTGGGTTTTTTAGTGGTATTAACCCATCAGTAAATGGTTATAGCATATATCAAAATAAATCAGGAACTCAAGGACCTTCAATTTTAACTCCCTCTAGTGATGCTCAATTAATCACTATGACTAATCAAATAGCAGGAACGTCTTATACTACAATAAACCAATGTTTTCTATATTATGGGGGTCAAAATGATAAAAAGGTAATGCATAATCCTATAACTCCCATGGTAACTGATGGGTTAGCTTTAGATGTAAATGCTGGTACTCTCCTATCATACCCAAGATCAGGCACATCTATTCTAGATTTAAGTGGTGAAACAAATAATGGTACTTTAACTAACGGTATTGCATTTAGTAATGTAGGGGCAATGGAGTTTGATGGTGTTGATGATATTCTTTTTGCAGGAGTTGGAACTGATTACGAATTTAAACATCACTCATGGGAAGTATGGTTTAAAACAGATTCGGTTGGTTTTAATGGTTTAGGGGGTTTAGTAGGTTTAGATTATGGTAGATATATATCACTTACAACTGGTGGTGCAATTTCATATCAATTATATTCTAATATGAGTGGACCTAATGTTCTATTAATGTCTTTAGGTTCAACCGGTGTTAATCTATTAGATAATAAATGGCATCAAGTAATAGCTTCTAGAGGAGATTCAGTTGGTGAAGTATGGGTTGATGGTGTTCTGAATAACTCAACATCAAATGGTGGTAACCCTACATGGAATGGAAGGAATGTTTGGAGCGGAATGGCATCTAGATTTGGTGATAACCCTAATAATGTAGGGTATAAATTTGATGGTACCATATCAAATATAAAAATATATAACAAACAACTATCCTCCGCAGAAGTACAACAAAACTACTATCAAGCGCCAATTATAACAGATGGGTTAACATTTGCTGTTGATGCTGGTAATTTAGTATCATTTGAAAGAAATGCAACAACTGCCTATTCTCTAAAAGGTTCTGTAAATGGA